TCTTCGGCTGGATTCGAACCTCCCCACCCCTTCGGGTGGACCGGACCCTGAAGGTAAGTGAACGAGAAGAAGCCCCAGCCTTTCGGCTGGGGCCCTTTTTTTGTGCCTAGTCCTTGAAGACGATGTACCCGATGAACACGATGGCGCAGATCAGAAGTATCATCCCTGGGGATCCTCCAGCATGTCACGGAACATCGCGTTGGCAATGATCTCTGCTTGCCGTGCGTTCTCGTAGGTCTCTTCGGTGTTGTTCAGGGCGAGCGTCTGCTTCGCCATGTCCTCAGCCTTGACGGCCTTCTCGTACGCCTCGTACTTGTCGCCCATGTTACTCTCCTCGATCCTCAGTTGAAGCCTGCCCGTCGACAGGCGCTTGACTCTCACGTGCCTCATTGTGCGCCTGCTTCAGAAGCTTGTCTACCTCCAGGACGAACCAGTGTCGGGCCTCTTCCTCGCTCTTCGGGAAGTCCTCGTACAGGTTGGACCAGTCCCCGTCGAACACGAAGTACAGATCGACACCAGCAGCGATGCCGTGACGCTCGCCCTCGACGCGGATAGACCCTTCGGCCTTGATCTGCTTGGTCACGAGAGCACCACCAAGAGGTGGACGAAGAACGCGATGTACAGCAGGGACCACAGGATGAGCCCCGCCGCAGCCATCCGAGTCAGGGGCTTGCGGGGCTTGTCGATCATAGCTACCGCAGCAAGGATGTTGATCAGGCTCATCACGATGAGCCAGACCAGCCCGACCTTATCGATCATCTTCGTCTCCCGGCTGCTTCGGCTTCGGCTCCAGGATGGGCCACTTGCTGTCGCTCACTCGGACTCCTTCAGTGCGTAAGCGTACAGGATGATCGCATACCCAGCGAGATCCTTGTACGTATCGAGCAGGGGTTCATTGTCGGGGATGCCCCCGCTGCGGCGGAGGCCGTTGAGGCGCCCCATCTTGATGCCGATCTGGGTGAGGATCACGTCCTCAACCTTGGCATCCACTAGTGCTGCGGTGTACTCGAAGTTGCTGAACTCTCCATCGATGCGGTAGTCCTGGTTCTTCGATTCGAGGGTGGTCTCCAGGTACTTGAGGGCAGCCTCGATCCAGGAGTCTGGGTTACTTGTTGAGGACAACGACCCTTCCGATCCTTGCGTGTTCGATGAGGTTGGTGCACTGCTGGCAGGGCTTGTCTGTGACGTATATCGTGGCCCCTTCACAGCGTACCAGTCCGGCTTGAAGGATGGCGTTGTGCTCGGCGTGAATTGCGTAGCATGGCGAAGCATTGTAGTCAGCCCCGGCCGGAACTTCAGCGTAAGACAGTAGTCCCCGTGGGCATCCTCCGTCCACACAATGCTGTGCACCTGAGCGAACTCCATTGTATCCCTGTCCTATCACCTGTTTGTCTTTGACCACCACGGCCCCCACCTTGCGGCGGGAGCACGTGGATCGCTGGGACCAGATCTCCGCTATCGCAGCGAAGGTCTCATCCCATTCAGGCCTCAAAGATCTCCTTGACCAATGCGTCGATGATGTCGTCCATCGGCTCTCGGCCAATGGGGATGACCGAGTCGGTCTTCTCGATGAACTCTTCCAGGTGCTCGCGGTTCAGCTCGATGACCGTCTTGAACTCGTCAGTCTCCAGCTTCATAGCGACCTTGCGGTCACCGTCCTTAAGGGTGACGTCAGCCCCACCCGCCCATCCCGACTTCAGGGCGGTGGCGAACAGCTCCCGGCTGATCTGCCAGGGAATCACGTGGACCACGCCGGTGTCGTGGTCGGTCTCATAGAACGTAACGTCCACGATCAGCGGATCAGATTTGTGGTACTCGTAGCTGACGGCTACGAGCTTGTCCATGCGCTGACCGTGAGCCTCGACGACCTTGCCGTAAGACATCGCCTTCATGTCTGCTCCTAGCCTGCGGGGCAACCGCAGTGCGGGGGATAGTGGGGAGGGTTCGTGCAGTTGTTGCCGGGCGAAGCCTTCAGTTGTGCATCGAAGGACGCGGCGAGAGCCGCGCTCTCCTCGGGTGTCGGGTGAGGACCAGGACCGTAAGGGGTCGTGGCATCCTCGTCGCTGCTGGGCCCGCTATGCTTGCCCACTAGTCTTCCTCTCGCTCGATGACCCTGCTCTTCTCGGTGAGCCACTCAAGGCCGTGCTCGGTGGTGCTCAGCTTCTGGATCTCGACGGTCACCGTCTTGTCGGTGACGTTCATCCACGGATTCCCGCCGACGTTCCGGGTGAGGTACGGACCGTAGAACTCAACGGTCTGGTACTCGTTGCCGGTGTCGTTCGAGTTGTACGGATGCGGCGGGCGGTAACCCTTGCGGGTTACCTTCTGCCGGAACACGTTCGTGGTGTCCTCGGTGTACTTCCTAGCCACGGGTCAGCTCCTCGATGTAGTACTCATCGGTCTGGAGGTTGTGGATGTTCCCCTCGAAGGTGATGTTGTTCTCGTCGGGCAGCAGGGTGTACCCGAAGGCCTCATCGATGACAGCCAGGGCTTCCCAGGCGTCGCTCTCCGTCTCGAAGAACGAGCCGCCGACCACTTCGGACGACGTGTTACCGGCGATGTCGGTCCACTCGTTGATGATCACGTACACGTTGTTCACTTCAGATCTCCTCGATCGAGTCCGCCACGCTGGTAAGCGTGAACTCCTGGTGCTTGTCGCCGTAGTACAGAGCCACGAGGTCAAGATAGTCCTCGTCAACCTCGTGGCCATCGTCCTCGAAGGTGATGACGCACTCGAACTTGAACTGCTGACTCACTTCTTGATCCTTCCGAGAAGATACTCTTTGCCCTGCTTGAGGAACATGCTGTTGCTGTCCTCACCGTCCGGCATTCGCATGCGGACCACCATCGTGTTGCCCTGATCGATGTGCTCGGACATCGCGATCCACAGGTCTTTGCCTGCGTTGTCTCCATCCTCAGCCAAGTATACACGGCTGAAATCTTCCAGCAGGTTCGCCCAATAGGGCTGCCAGTTCTCTGCGCCCGGCACCGCGAGTGCCGGTACGCCTGCCTGCTGCCACGTCAGAGCATCGATCTCCCCTTCGGTGACAACGATCCAGTCGGTGGCCTGAGCCACCGAGAGAACGCCGTACAGGTTGGTCTTGGACCCCTTCCGCTTCCAGTACTTGGAGTGGTGCGGGACTTCCTTGCAGTTGTGGTTCTGAATGCACCGGAAGTTGAAGTTCACCGGCCCGGTCCTGGTGAGGTACGGGATAGCCAGGTACCCAGTCGCAGGCTCATGACCCGGAAGAGCGTCCCGGACGACGCCAAGTCCTCTGGTCCGAGCGAACTCCAGATCCAGACCTCGTGCCGCCAGCCATCCTTCCGCGTCTCCCAGGTGCGGGCTGTACGTTTCCCAGGCTCGCTCCAGATATTGTCTCTGCTCTTTGCTTAGCTTCAGCGTAGCTCACCTGTTCCCATTGCATGATGATCTGAGTCGCTGTCCCTGTCGGGCAGTCGTCCGCGTGGCAGTTGAAGACTTGCAGTGTGGTGTTGATCGATGCTGAAGCATCTGAGTCCGGATGGAACGGGCACCGGACCGAAGTCCAGCCCCGCCCTTCCCCGAAGCCTAGCGTGACACCCTTCAGCGCTTCGATGACCGGGACGATCGGGTACAAGGGGAAGTCATCCCCAGAGCTTGCGCCTCTCCGCCTCATCTTCCACCTTGGCTAGTGCGGTCCGAAGGTTGACGGCGTACTCGCCGTTGCCGTACACCACTTCATCGCCACCGTAGTACGCCTCGTCGTACAAGCAGGAGTGCACGGCGTCGAGCTCTTCGTCGGTCAGCTCGTTCACTTCTTCTTCGGCCTTCCCCGAACGCTGCGGTCTTCCGCAGCCTTGTCGATACGGGCAGCTTCGGTGTCGTTGGGCTTGCGTCCGTTGGCTGCCTCGAAGGCATCCTTCAGCGCATCCTTGCGCTGCTCAACGGGCGGCATCTCAGGGTTGGGACTCATCCTCGCTCCTCATCTTCCTCGATAGCCTCACCCAGGTACTCGTGCAGACGCTTGGTGAGACCGATGTCCGCACGCTGTTCGTCCATTTCCTTCATGAACTTCAGCCATGCGGTGTCGGTGAGCTGATCTGCCAGCTCGTACGGCAGGTCTTCCAGGTCAAGTTCAATCTCGATCTTCGCCATCGGGCTTCACCTTTCCTATTGCGCCCCACGCTGGGGGCAGTTCGAGATACTTGCATACCCTGTGGCTGGTCTCCCAGTCGTCCCGGAAGTGACCAAGGATCTTGTTGCACGTCGAGCACAGCAGGCCTCGAACGAAGCCACTCTTATGGTCGTGGTCTACCGCGAGCTTCTTGGTGATCCCCTTGGCCCGCTGGCAGATGTAGCACGAGCCTCCCTGCGCCTCGTAGAGAGCCTCGTACTGCTCCGAGGTAATCCCGTAGGTCTTGAGGATCCATCGGCCGTGAGAGGCCTCCTTGAGGGCCGCCTTGCGGTCCCTATGGCAGGTGGCACAGCGTGGACCGGGGGCGGTCACCTTGCGGGTGACCGAACCGCAGCCCTTGCAGGGTTTATTCATGACCCTTCCCATAGTTGAACGCTCCGGTGTCGAAGTCGTGTTGCAACGCTGCCTCGAAGGCCGCCAAGTGGGTGGGCGTCGAGTCGCATACCATCCCATGTGGTACGCAGACCACCATCCACCCACTTGGGGTCTCTTCGATGGTAACGCAGTGCCAGTTCGGGTACGGCTCAGTGTTCAAGGCACGGGTACGGCCTGCCGCAGTGACAGTACATCACTTGGTCCATTCGTCGAGGAGATTCAGAGCGAACTGCCTCACCTCGGGAGCGGAGTGCGAGCCGTAGGCCACGTGCTGGACAATGCCCCACACGTAGTCGTCCGACTGCTTGATCGTGAGGAGTTCGGCGTACTCCTCGACTGAGATCGTAATCTCTTCGGGCATCAGCCCACCACCTTCTGACAGTTGATGCACTGGTTGACGTACTTGCCGTCGACCCAGACGGCTACGATGCACGGCTCGTCGCAGCACATCAGTCCTCCCACGCATTGATCTTGTCCTCAGAGTCCACGTCGGGACCATCCTTGAAGAGCAGCGGTACCTCTTGCTGCTCCCGTTCCTCGATCAGGCAGATGGCGGGGGAAGCGGTCATCTTGAAGAACCTCTTACCCATCGCATCCTGAGGTCCGAAGCGGTTCTTCACTGTAGCGACGTCCAGCGTACCAGCGTAAGCGTCACCCCAAAGAGTGAGAATGAGCGTTGGGAGCTGATTCGCTTTCCCCATGATCGCACTTCGAGGGGGTGGAGATCCCCCTTTCGCTGACTCAGAAGTATGATGCACGATCGTGATCGCCGTCTCTTGCTCACGAGCCATGTCCTTCAGTTCTGCCATCAGTGCCCAGTAGTTCTGTTCCCCGGCCCCCTCGTAGTCGATGTCCATCATGATGTCGATCACGGTGTGGTGCGGGTACTCACCGTTCAGCTCACGGAAGGCTTCCGCTTCCCGCCACATGTGCTCGAGCGTAGGGCTCGAGCGGAACGACCACCTGATGTGGTCCATATCCTTGAGCGTCTCGTAGGCCAAGGCCTTCTGACCCATCACCCAGAGCTCGGTCTCCTCGGTCGGCGTTCCTGTCAGCATCGACAGGGTTCGGCTGGCCATGGTGAAGTCATCCGAGTCCGACGAGTGGTACATCGTGGGAACCTCGGCTCCCATCTGTCGCACGATGTTCAGTGCGAGCACGGTCTTCATCGAGCCGGGGGGACCGGCGATCATGCTGAGCGACCCCCGCCGGAAGGTCATCTTGTTCTCATCGAATACGGGCCACGGACTAGGCAGCGGTTCTCCTGCGGAGACGCCGCGCCTGACCTGTCGTGCGAGTGTCTTCACTGGACTCCAAGGTTCTTGAGCAGATCGAACAGGATCTCCGACTCATCCTCAAGGTCGAACCAGTCACGCCCCACCCGGAGATCCATGAGCATAGAGCTCCACTCGTCCTTCGTGGCACACACTGCGATCGAGTCGGACCCGTCCGCTTCCGTGCGATTGTATGCGTGCATGTGCACCTCCTTGATGCGTGGACCTGAGGGGATTCGAACCCCTGTCCATCCGTGTTCCGCGTGCGGCTTTCACGGATGTCGAAACCATTCCAGGCCCGGGACAGGCAGCCCCCGAAGGGGCTGCCCTTGTTCAGCCGTCCGGGAAGATCTTCCGCAGGTAAGCCTCAGCGCCAGCCTGGGCGTCAGCCACGCCCTCAGCGTAAGAGCCCTCGTACTCAGGCTCCTCACTGATGTGGTTATCGATCTCCTTGTAGAGATCAGTGATGATCAGGTCGATCAGCGGCATCAGGACTCCGCCTTCGTGACCTTCATCGAGTGCTCCTTGATGTTGCCGACACGCTTGTCCAGCTTCTTGCCGAACACGTCACCGTTGTCGATGGACCCACCGGCCTCGGTGACGGCGCGCTTGAACTCCTCCCGCTCCTGCTTGGAGTTGATCGGGATCCGCTTCAGGCCGTCGTTGGTCTCGACGGTGATCATGATCTGGTGGACCGGGTTGAGGCCAGCACGCTCGGCCTCATCCTTCGCGACACCCTTGGGCTTGCCGTCCACCCAGAACTTCTGGAAGCCGGGCTTGTTGTTCGCCTGGTCCCACTCGAACACCGGGGCGTCCGTCGAGATGTCGGTGATGACACCCTTGACGAACTCGCCCTCCACCTTCAGGTTGGCAACCGGAGGGCGCTTCTCGCCGGAACCACCGAACAGATCGTTGAGAGTAGCCATGTTTTCTAGTATCTCCTCGAGTCTCTTGTCTGCTTCTTGTCGATCTTCTGCAGTCATGTCGCTCAACCGCTTGAAGGCCATCTTACCACTCGTCAGAGACGACTACGGTCGTCTCCTTCTGCTCCCAGGGCTTCGGCTTGGGAGCCTCAGCCTCGGTGTCCCAGGGTGCAGGGTTGTCCTCGCGCTCATCGATCTCCGTGACGCCGCCCAAGCCCTCGTCAAGGGCCTTAATGGCATCCTCTGCGCCCTCGTAGAGCTGCTCGGTAGTGGGAGCCTTCGAGGGCGCCACAGGGGCACGCACGGCCTCCTTGAGGCGCTCGATGGCGGCCTCTTCCTCCTTCTGGAAGGCGTGGACGTAGTTCACGTACGCCGCAGCGATCATCTCGGGGGACATACCCGGCTCCATGGCCAGCGGCAGCTCAACGTAGCCGTACTGTACGGTCCGGCTAGGGATACGGAAGATCATCTCAGCCATTCTTGTACGCTCCCAGGTTCTCTTTGTCATCTTCGCAGTCCCAGCAGATCCACTCTTCTTCGACCGGATCGTACTCCATGTCGGCCCCGCCGTGCACGTAGCACGACGCCTCAACTTCGGACACTTCGTCGAACCACTGCCTTTCGTTCCAGTAGTCGTCGTCCTCGCGGCTGCCCATCAGCTCTCGCTCTCCCTGCTGTACAGTCCGACGACCGGGGTCGAGTTGCCGTTCCCGTCCATCAGGTCGACAGCCCACCCGTACTTCAGGGCCAGCTTGAAGCCGTCCAGCTCCGCCGCAGCGATAGCAGCATAGATCAGGTTGGCGTGATGGTTCATCACGTCAGAAGGGGTACCCGTGTTCCGCAGACTTGTCATAGTACTCGGTCCTCTTGTTGATTCCACTGTTGACCATGCAGTTCTCGGACTGAAAGCAGAACCGACAGCCGAAGCCAGCGTTGGCTTCGTAGTGCTTGCCGT